GTCAGAAAGCCGCTAATGCAGTAGCAGAACTCTTTGGCGGTAAAGTCAAAGTGATGAAGATGCGACAAGGCTACAAAGATGCTTGCGACTATCTCAAATACGATTTAAACAAAGAGTTTATCGCTGACTGGTGGGCTAGTGAGAAGTATGTTCCTGACGGCATTATCGAAGGCTCTACGCTTTGGGAAGTAGTATCGAAGCCAATGGAGAAGGCAGAAGTAAACTATCCTTATGATGGCTTAAACAAACTGACCTATGGAATCCGTAAGGGTGAGTTAGTCATGGTTACTGCTGGCTCTGGTCTTGGTAAGTCTCAATTCTTACGTGAGATTGTTTGGCATATTCTCAAGAATACTGACGACAATATCGGCATGATGTTTTTAGAAGAAGGTGTCCGCAAGACTGCACGAAGCCTGATGTCGCTGGCTATCAATAAGCCGATTCATTTACCTGATGTAGAAGTTACAGAAACGGAGTTAAAAGATGCGTTTGATAATACGCTTGGCACTAATCGCTTGTTCTTGTTTGACCATTTTGGTAGCAGCAGTCTTGACAATATTGTTAATCGTGTGCGATATATGGCAAAAGGTCTTGGATGTGGTTTTGTGGTGCTTGACCATATTTCTATTATCGTGTCTGGCGGCGATGTCGGTGATGAAAGAAAAGCTCTCGATTCGATTATGACTCGCTTGCGTATGTTGGTGCAGGAAACAGGTATCAGTCTTATCTGCGTATCACACCTAAAGCGTCCGGAAAGCAAAGGACATGAGGAAGGTGCTTCTACATCGTTAGCACAACTGCGTGGCTCTGGTTCGATTGCACAGCTGTCAGACATCGTGATAGGATTAGAACGTAACGGACAGGCTCTTGATGCGATTGAACGCAACACAACTCATGTTAGAGTATTGAAAAATAGATTTAGTGGCTATACTGGTGGTGCTAGTGATTTGCTTTACAATCCTAACACTGGACGAATGATGGAAATTAAGGATACATTATGAATATGAAATTAACAGATATTATTATTAAACATAACGACATTGAAAAGATTAAAGGAAGGGTTGTGATGTATAAAGACGGCACAAAAATACCATTAGATGCTCAAGAAGCTGAACAGTTATTCACTGCCTTTTCAATTCATGGTGTTGGACAAAATATTCCAGTAGAGGCTTAATATGAACGAAGATTTAGTTAAACAAGCACGACGCTACGCTGAGAAAGATGAATACCACGTCACTAAGCGTTACATCACTGAACTGTGCAACGAGATTGACCGCTTACGCAACATCAACAACAATGTCTTTAGCCGTATCCAAGACAACAAAGATGTTTGGGAAAACTCTGAGCGTTATCTTTGGCTACGTAACGCTGCTTGGGATGTCGGCTTTGAAGATGTAGCTCCGATTGTGGTGAACTGCGATAATCGCATGGAGAAGTTTGATTGGCTAGAAGGACATAACCTTGACCGTGTTGTCGATGAATGGAGAAACAAATGAATCTCAGTAATCTGAAATGGTATGGAACAACGTTATGCCTAATAGGAATTGCATTGACTAGCTTTAATATCTATCCGTTGAATATCTTGTTTGGTCTGGTCGGTAGCGGATTATGGACTGCTGCTGGTTATGTTCAGGATGATGCTCCGCTAGTATTAGTCGAAGCCGTAGCAACTGTGTTGTATGCAATCGGATTGATTAGCTATGTTTACTTTGCGGTATCTCAATGGTTAGTGTAAATGGTTTGGAAATGTCCGCCACTACACCTACCGAATTGGAACAACTTATGGAAATGGAAAAAGGATAACGCAATGAAAAGAATAGACTTATCTGTACATGAATTACTAATATGTAAAACATTAGGTATTTTTAGACGAACCTGTGCTTCTGGAAATGTAGTAGATAGGCAAGTTGGGAAACAAGACCCGTGGGAAATTGACATTGATGGTGTTGTCGGCGAATACTGCGTTGCAAAGATGTTAAATGTTTGTCCTGATTTTACTGTCAGCATACGTAAAGGCGGAGTGGACTTAATTAGCCCATCAGGAAAAACAATAGACGTTAAAACAACACGCTATAAAACCGGAAGACTTCTTGCTACAACATCAAAAGTAAACGACCCTTGCGATATTTATGTGTTAGCGATTGTCGATGCAACAGGCTGTGATGTTGTTGGCTGGGCTTTCAAAGAACAGCTTTTTCAAGATTCAAATTTAATTGATTTAGGACACGGTAAAGGATTTTCTTTAAATCAAGACCAATTAAACACAGGAAAACTTGTATGAGCCATCCAGACCAACGATTCGGAGGAGTAACGTATGCACAGCATGGGGACGATATTGTTATTCGCTGTGTGTTTGATAGCTTGGGTATTGATAATCCATCATACCTAGACATCGGCGCACACCATCCTACCAACATTAGCAACACTAAACTGTTTTACGATACTGGCTCTCGTGGTATCAACGTAGAAGCTAACCCACACTTGTTTCAGCAGTTTATGATTGAGCGTCCTGACGACGTGAACTTAAACTTTGGTGTCGGTGTTGAATCAGGCTTTTTAGATTTTTATATGGTCGATGAATACTCTGGACGTAACTCGTTTGATTACGATACTGTTGCTGCGTTTGTTGCAGACAATCCAGAGTTTAGTATCAGAGAAGTTAGAACATTGCCGGTGATGACTGTTTCACAGATTCTGCAGAACAGAGCTATTCCAGACTTTTTGTCGATTGATGTAGAAGGTCTTGACTACGACATCCTCAAGAGCATTGACTTTAAGCGTTATCCGTTTAAGTTAATTTGTGTTGAGGTTGGCGGTAGCGATAAGATTAACTACGCTGACGCAGTCAGTATGCTGCTAGAAGACAACGGATATTTTTCTTTGATTCGTTGCGGTGCAAACCTTATCTTCGTTGCAAAACAGTATGAACATCTGGTAAGATAACTACATGAAAATTGTTCTTGACATTGAAACCAGCAGTAGACACGATGTGATTTGGCTTTGTGTCACGAGAGATATAGAAACAAACGAGGTTAAGGTATGGAAGCAAGCAAGTGGATTACAAGAGTATTTGGCAAGCTGCGATTTGATTATAATGCACAACGGAATCAGCTTCGACTCCCAAGTACTCAAAGGGATTTGGAAAGTTACGATGAAATTGAGCCAAGTGTGCGACACGCTCGTGTTAAGTCGCCTACTCAATCCAAGTCTCGAAAACGGACACAGTCTTGAAGCATGGGGACAGCGTCTAGGCTTTCCTAAAGGAGACTTCTGTGACTGGGACGCTGGCTGGTCTCAAGAGATGGAAGACTACTGTATTCAGGATACACTCGTAACACAGAAGCTGTATGAGCATTTAAAGTATGAACTTAAACAACAGGAATTTTCCGAACAATCACAGGAGTTAGAACATGAAGTACAAGCAATCATCGCTCTTCAAGAAAGAAACGGTTTTAAGCTCGACCAAGTCTCGGCTTTACAACTTTTATCTGAACTTAAAACTAAGCTGGATATTATTCAAGTTGAGATGCAACGCATTTTCCCTGCCAAAGTCGAATCTAATCGCATTAGCAAACTTGGTAAGCCTCTTAAAGACATCGTCACCCCATTCAACCCCGGTAGCCGAAAGCAAATCGCCGAAAGGCTCATCGAAAAAGGCTGGAAGCCCACGAAGCACACCGAAAAAGGTAGCGTCATCGTCGACGAAACCACGCTCGAAGGTCTCGACTTCCCAGAAGCGAAAGCCATCGCAGAATACTTAATGCTTCAGAAGCGGATAGCTCAGATAGAATCGTGGCTAGAAGCGGTTAAGGATGACGGTAGGGTTCATGGTCGGATTATTACCAACGGAGCTGTAACTGGTCGTATGACGCACATGAGTCCTAATATGGCTCAGGTACCCAACAGCGGGGCTATTTATGGTCCTGAATGTCGGGCTTTGTGGACAGTAGAGAAAGGAAATAAGTTAGTCGGTATTGATGCTTCCGGATTGGAACTACGGATGCTGGCTCACTACATGAACGATGATGCGTATACGAATGAAGTTGTATCAGGCGATATTCACACAGCGAATCAAACCGCTGCTGGGCTGCAAACGAGGAATCAAGCTAAGACGTTTATCTATGCCTTCCTCTATGGTGCAGGAAGTGCCAAAATCGGGACGGTTGTTGGAGGTTCTGCGAAAGAAGGACAGAAACTCATTGATAATTTTCTACGCAATACACCGAAACTCCAACGGTTACGAAAGGCGGTGGCTGACGCATACGCTAAAAGGGGACGGCTACCGGGTCTTGACGGACGCAAGCTACTCGTTCGCTCGGAGCACTCGGCACTCAACACGCTACTGCAAGGTGCAGGTGCGATAGTGATGAAAAAGGCTGTAGTTATCCTGCATAAGCGTCTAAATCGTGCTAAGATATGGCATCAGTTTGTTGCTAATGTTCATGACGAGTGGCAGATTGAGTGTAAAGAAGCAGATGCAGAAACTGTTGGTCAATATGGTGTTGAAAGTATTGCACAAGCAGGTGTAGAATTTAAGATGAACTGTCCCTTAGCTGGGGAATACAAAGTTGGTAATAACTGGAAAGAGACTCACTAATGGACGGTAAAGAATTACAAAAGATTGGAGAAGTTGTTATAACATTGTTTGAAGATAACACTTACTCAATAGGGACTTCTGTGTCGATTGATGATACGATGGACTTGTTAGCTGATGCGTTTGAAGCTATCGAGGCTGGTACATTAGACGGCATGGATGTGTTTGAGCAGTTCGGCGGTACAATTCAGTAGTTTAATCAATGCAGTATATTTAAGGAGCATTATATGAGTAATTTAGAAAAACCAATCAAGTTAGAAGCTGAAGTTCAATGGGCTTTCTTCAACAAAAAGTCAGAGATGTCTGGTAAATACCAAGTAGACCTCTGCAACCTCAGCAAAGAAGCCGTCAGTGCTTTGGAGCAAGCAGGTTTGAATCCTCGTCAGCGTCCTGACAAACCAGAAAAAGGTTGGTTCTTGACCGCTAAGAGCAACTACGAGATTATTCCTTTTGACAAGTCCGGTAAGGAAATCAAAGAAGCTGTAGGTAACGGTTCTAAAGCTATCGCCATGATTAAGCCTTACGAGTGGAAGTGGCAAGCTAAGAAAGGTGTATCTCCATCTCTAGTTAAAATCACTATTACTGACCTCGTTGTTTACAACGCAGACTCAGCTAGTGCTGATGAATCACTTGACGACGAGATAGCACTGTAATGAAAGCCCTCGTCGATGCGGATATTTTAGTTTACCGATTTGGATTTGCTTCCGAAGGAGACCCTGCAGAGTTTGCGTTAGCTCGTCTATCTGAATTCTTGGATAATCTCTACGTAAACCTTCCTGTTGACGAGGTCGAAGGCTATTTGACCGGTAGCGGCAACTTCAGAAATGAGATTGCCGTTACTGCTCCATACAAAGGAACTCGTAAAGCAGAGAAGCCTTACCACTTTGGTTTGCTCCGTGAGTATATGCAAAAGTCATGGGGTTTTATTGAAGTCGAAGGTATCGAAGCTGACGACAAACTTGGTATTGAAGCCTACAAACACGAGCCAGAAGAGACAATCAA